ATTGTAGTTTGCTATGCGTTAACACCAAGAGGTTACTCTCATTGGCTTGTACGAGTTACAAAAGCTATGTTAGTGTTGTGTCAGCGATTGCTGTGTGCGAATGCGTTAGCGAAGTTATAAGAAATATATGACAATAGCAAGTGATTATGTTAAGTAGAGTATGAAACTTATAAACAATAGAGTACTATTGTTGAATGAACTTTGATGTTCAATGAATTTAAAATTTTGAGCTATGAATAAAGAAACTGCTAAACTCCTTAAAGAGTATAAACTTGCTTCTTCTGTTGATATGAACATTGCATTAAATGTATTAATGCATATTCCATTATGGAATCCATTTCTTGATAAAGAAGAAGAAAGAGAGTTATTGTCATTTGATGAAGTTTTACTTCGCAATTACAATGTAGCAAAAGATATTAAAGCTAAGTGTTGGAAGATAGCCAATTATAATAAAGAGCTATTAACCCAACTTGCAAAGTTAGAATATCAAAGCTAATAACATTCAGATAGTACTTAGGTGCTATCTGATTTTAGATAAGTAATCCTTATTGTAGAAGTCTGTAATTATAGCTACATCAAGTTATAATATCTTATATGCTATTGGTAAGCATATAATGAGAAAACCATTTTTATTCAGGGCACTTAATTGTGCCTTGAATTTAAAATTATACTATTATGAGAAATTATTTCGATTACTACACGACAGCTTGTAAAACTATTAATGAAATAGAAAACGAGCTATGGAAAGATTATTCTGATATGAATCCATTTATGACATTTAAAGAGATTAAAAACTTTATGTATCAAAAGGATATAGACCCAGCAATAATCTTTAAGTATCATAATGCATATGCTAATAAGGAATTAATTAGAGAATATGCATTAAAGAATGATAATGATTTACATTATAAAATACAACAATATGATTGTATGGGTAATGAGTTATTTAATCTAAACTAATTTTTATTCAAGGGATCGCTTCGCTGTTCCTTGAATTTAAAAATTATAATTATGAAAACTTTCGATTTAAAGATTTACCCTCATAAGTTAATGATAAGAGGTAATGAAGATGAATTTTGTGCAATAAATTATGCTGAAGAAGTTTACAATATTATTAAGATTATGTTAGATAAACATAAGATTAAATATGTAGATGAAAGCTGTAATAATAATTGCACTTTACTTATCAAAAATCCTGATAATATTATGACTAAAGTTGTTGTCAAAAAGATATTATGCATTTTTGATTGTGTAAGTAAAAGACAAAGGTATCTAATCTCTTAAAATTAATGTTATGAAAAAGAAAACTCCAGTTGAAACAGCAGGTGCAGAGGCAATGGTTATATTCATTATAACTGTTATTTCTGTTGTGTTATATGCATATTTAACACAATAATGTTTTCAGCCAATGCTTCGGTGTTGGTTGAATTTTAAATTATTAGCTATGAGAAAAATAAAATTTTCTAAAATTAGAGTTCTTGAAGAACCTTTTCAAGTTGAGCATCTTTTAAATAATAATGTTTATTGGTGTTTTGGTTATGATATGAGTTACTTATATGTAAAGAAAGTCAAATCAACCAATAAACATTATAAAGTATTTAAATTATATGCTCTTTATGCAGTTATAGATAAAAAGTTTGTTAATAGAATAATGAAATCTATATATCAGCATAGAAGAGATAATATATTTATTAAAAAATCTAAATATTATAACAATTATAATATTTTGAAAAATATTAATAGAAAGTATGCTATATATGATAAATGGGTACAAGAACATAATAGTAAAGTTAAAGCACAAAAATTGAAATGTAAATGCATTAACTATGATTATGAAGAAGAAACATATTTTTAAGAAATCACAAGGGATAACAAGCATTGCTTTGTTGTTCCTTGTTTAATCAATAAAATTATATATTATGAATACAGAACAAGATTTCTTAAACAATTTAACTTTAGGCGGAATGTCTGAAAATTTAAAGAACATTCGTGAAACCAAAAATGGTAAACATTTTTTAAAGTCAATTGAAAGCCATTCTAATAAGAAGAATGGGAGTTTAAGTGTTAAATTTGATTTCGTAAATAATCTAAATCCTGAAATGGGTATTGATGATTATTTAAGAACTTCAAATTACAGAAATTTACAAAATTCTTTTCAAAGGTTGAGATACCTTATGAGAAGTATTGCAACTGATGAATTGTTTTTCTCTAAAGCAATTTCTGAAGGTAAAATTCCTGAAATCACTTATCCAATTATGACTTCTGTTCAGCAAACTGCTAATCCAGGCGAAGAGCCACAAACAGTACAAACATTAAAGTATTGGGAATTGGATTGTCAAGCATTATATGCTCAAGCTGAACAAGATTTTGCTAATGGAAAAATACCTGAAGGTAAAAGTATTGGAGATAGATATGCTAAATTAAAAGCATTAAGACTTCAAGAAATTCGTTCTACATTAGACGCTGATTGCGACTTAATAAAGAATCCATCTAAAGATGTGTTTCACAAAGTACAAGATGAAAATGGTGTAGAAAAAGAGGTAATTTCTAAAGAATATTACATCGCTATGGGAATTAATTCTGATAAAGTTCCTTCATTCGTAAATGCTATTGTAGAGTTAATGCAACCTTATGTAAATAAGTTTGTAATACTTGAAGTAGGTGTTGACGAAAATAGTAACTACAAAGGTCAGAAAATTAAATCCTATAAAAAAGATAATCTATCATAGGTTAATTTTAAATTCAATAATAAGGGTATGCATTACTAAATGTGTACCCTTTTTTATGCGTCATACTTTGTTATGATTATTTTTTTATGATTTTAAAATGGACTTCCATCACACGCTTTCATTCGCAGGCCAATAGGCTCGTGAATAAACCTCTTATGTTACAGGCGGGCTGATCGAGGATATATTTTTTGTAAATTGTAAATAGAAAATCAAATTATTATAAACCCCTAAAAATCTAATATGGAAACAATTGAGATCCCAGGAATATTACTTATTTCATTTATACCGATATTTCTACTTTTATTATTTCGTTTTTACTACATGCTAAATATTATAGAAGAGTATAATATGTTCTTGTATCATTTAAAACTTGAGTTAATGAAATTAAAGAAATTAGATATTAAAATGGAGCATTATTTTGATAACAGTGTAATCAAGCTAACATTTTTGCTATTTATCGATTTTAGAAAATGGAGATTAAAACAAATAGTAAACGATAAAATACTACTATTTGAAGTGCAGAAATTTATTAAAAAAGGTAAGATAGAATGATAAAACATAATGTGCGTTTTAGAGCAAGTCGCAACACTTTGTTGTGTCTTGCTTTTTATTTATATAATAATCTGCATTTTTTACAATTATATTTTAAACCTATAAATTATTAAATTATGGCAAAATTAGCGCACTTATTGATGGAAAACCAATTAAAAAGCCTGGAAACTATTTCACTTAAGCTTAAAAAAAACGACTATAAGATAGCCGGAAAGCTATATTCACTATTGAAAAGACATTGTGTTTTAAACTCTATCCAGATGAAACTGGATAATAAAGGGAGAATAAAAAAAGCAATGATCAATCTTAATGGAGAGAAAGTATTAGCTAAACCTATTATTGTAAATAATAAGCTATTATTCTTTTATAAGAAGAATTATTACAGCTCATTAGATAGTATTAACTTAAAAATCGAATACACTTGTGAAATAAAATAACATACATAGTTCTATTTCTAAAGAACCAATCTTAAGCACAAATTTGCAAAAACTATAATCCAATTAGAGCATTATAGGATAAAAAGGACAACAGCGTAAAAAAATTCCGTTGTTGTCCTTTAGTTTTACAATATAATTTTAAATATATGATAACAAAAGAAAATTTACAAGACAATTTAGGATGGTGTATAGACCATGCTGAAACAAGATTAAAAGAATTAGACGCAAAACCAAATGATGGGTCAGATAAATATTATTATGTCAAGAGAGCTTCTTCTCTAACAGTTATATTAGAAGAAATTATTAAAAAATTTAGAACTTTAGAAGCTTTATTAGAAGAAGATAATTCAGAAGATAGAGATGATAAAAAGTGGAAAGATAAATTTGATAGTACTTTAACTAATATGCTTGGATTTGATGTTAAAACATTAGATGATCTTGATATTAAACCAAAAGATTAAGAGCTATTTCCTATAGTTTGTTAGATGGACAGGGGTGTTTATGTTACATTCTAAAAGAATAGCTCTTAAAACTAAAAATGTAATAATCCAACTACGATAACTTCATGGGGGATGGAGGTGAATATAGTGTAGCTTGAAAGATAGTACCCGAATAACTCTATTACATATTAATTTAGGTAGGTCGAGTGGTTTATAACACCTGTAATGAATAGTAAAAGTGATAACTACCAACTATTCAGCCTAATTTGTGCGTTGATTTGTTCAACATAAAAGGGAGTGTAACAGCTCCCTTTTTTTTCCGTATCATAAATTATGACTACTTTTATAACAATACTAATATGGGTTACTCTCTTAGTTTTGTTATTCTTTTTAAGAAAATATATGGAAAATAAGCTGTTTACAATATTATTAATATTTCTATTTATAGGTTGTTCTAAATACCAGGTCGTACAAGAAGTGCGTGTAAATATGTATCATTTACATAATCCAAAAACTAAAAAAGCTGAAATTATAATAACTACTGATAGTTTAGTAGTAGGCAAAATGTATAGATTAGGACAAATTAATATTATTGATCCTGATAACTATTTTCCTCCAGATTTAAAAAGCAGATAATTCTTTGTTGTGGTTTGAATTTTAAAAACTATAACAAATGAAAAACTTATCATTACAATCAGTATTTGCTGGAATAGTATCAGTACTATGGATAGCAGGAATTATTTTATCAATTATGGCTACTACAAGCTGTTCTACTAAATATAATAGTGGAATTGGACATAAAGTAGCACCTTTAGTTAATAACTACGATAAAAAAGAAATTAAATTACAAACCTCATCAAATGTTCAACCATGAGAAGAGGTAGCTATACAGCAAGAAAAGCATTAAGAATAAGCATTGTTAACACTTTGCTTATTCTTTTACTTTTTATACTAATTATTCTAAAGTTTTAATAATGGGTCAATTTGAAGAAGATACATTTTTATTAGCTGCAACAGGTGGAACAGGACATACTTGCGATCTATATGTAGGAAGCGATTATGAAGCATATTTATCTTGTCAAGCTTGTGCAGAAGAAGAAAGAAGATATAGAGTTAAAGAAGATATTAAAAAAAGAGTTAATAATATTGAAGATACAGAAGATGATATCTTCGAAATAGCTAAAAAAGAAAAAGCAAAATGGCAAGAAAAATGAATACAGGTCGTTTAAGCGACTTTTACGAGAAAACTGGTACATACACAAGTATGACTAAGAAAGAACAAGAATTTGTTGACCGAAGAGATTTTGGAAAGCAGAAAAAAAAGAAAGATGGAAAATAATAATTATTGGGAAAATTACGCAAGAAAACATCTGGAAGGAAGAACTATTGTAGATGTAAGATATTTAACTGATCAAGAAATGAAAGGTATGGGCTGGCACAATAAATCTATTGTATTAGAATTAAGTGATGGTTCATTATTATTTCCATCAAGTGATGATGAAGGTAATGATGCTGGAGCATTGTTTGGTCAATCTCGTGATAATAAATCTTTAACATTTCCTAAAATATCATAATTATGGCAACAAAGCTTATTGAAATTAGAAAACCCACAAAAGAAGAAAAACACGCTGAAATAGTGTTTATTCGCAAAGATGAAAGCAATAAAATCCATACTATTTATGGATGCAAATGCTATGAATCTTGGGAACAATGGGGAGCAAGTAAAGAGATATTAGGAGATAATGTTGATGATATTGAAAAATGGAGAAGAAATGATACCAGGATTTGAAGATCATACAGCACCCTTAAATGATTATGAGAAAAATATATTAATGCCTGCAATGATTAGAGGACTACAAAGAAGAATAGGTAAAAGTAATGCTATTACCAATGCTGAAATGTGTAGAAAATTAAGATCTAATTATAAAGATGTTAATGGAGCTCGTATAAGGAAGATTATAAATCATATTAGATTATATGATAAAGTTAGTTGTTTAGTAAGTAGTTCTAAAGGATATTATGTAACTAATAATGTCGAAGATATTAACAGGTACATAGAGTCTTTAGAAAAAAGAGCAAAAGCTATATTTTCTGTAGCATCTGCTTTAACTAAACAAAGAAATAATTTGAATAGAAATCTATTTGATTAAAAGTATGCACGCATACAACTTAACTCACACTTTGTTGTGGGTTAAGTTTTAAAAATATATATATATGAATACAACCTTTTTTAAACAAATTAATGACTTATTATTGGTATCAGAAACACTTAATGTTACTATTCGAAAGAATAATGAAACTGAATTATGTGTATCTGTTAATCCATTAAAGAAAGTCAAAGACAATGCAAAAGATTATTTACAACCAATATTATTTACTGGAACTGTAGATGAATTTGATGCTCAATTTTTTCAGCTTCTAAAAACTCCTTTAGAAAAATCAAGTGGATTATTAAGAAATATGCATGAGCACGAAAAAGCTGTTGAAAAAGCTAAAGAAGAATCTGAAATTGCTAAAGCAGAAAAAGATAAGCAAAAGAAAGTTAGAGAACATTCAATTAAACAACTTGAGAAAGCTCAAAAATATTGGGATGAAAAAGAATATGATAAATGTAAATTTATCTGTAATCAAATTCTTAAAGATGATCCTAAGTTTAGTAAAGCTACACAACTTGTTAAAGAATGTGATGCAAATAACTCTCAACCAGATATGTTTAGTCAAGTTGAAGCACCTAAAGAACCTGTTGTTGAAGAAATACAACCATTACCTGATGTACCAAAAGCTGAACCAGTTCAATCTACTTATCCTGATGGAACACCAAAGTTTCAAAAAGAAATGGAAAATGTAGATGAAGAAATGCATAGGCAAGATAAAGAATTTGAAGCAAGAGTAGATGAAGCTAATATTGAAGAATATAAAACTCCACCTATTCAAGAAAATAATTCTGTAGGCAATGATATTCAACCAATTTCTGATGAACAAGAAGAAATGATAAGACAAGAAAGAGATAATAGATTTAATAGTTCACAATCAACATTTACATACTAATGAAAGCAACTAAAATTGAAAGAATCTTTTTACTCAATAAAACTGAACTGGCAGATCCTTCGCAAGATATGACTGTCAATGAAGTTTTAGATTTTTATTCAGGTCAATTTCCGGAATTAACTACAGCTACTGTAGAAGGTCCAAAAATTGAAAATGAAAAATGCGTTTATACTTTTAAAAATAATGTAGGAACAAAAGGCTAATGACAAGAAAAGATTTCATCATCGTAGCTGACTCTCTATTAGAGGTCAAGAAACATACATCTCCAGAAACATTTGCAGATGTATCTCATACTATTTGTATGCACTTGAAAAAAACTTGTGCAAATTTTAATCTTGAATATTTCAAAAAATATCTAAATAAGAAAAAATGATACAATACATTATCATATTTGAATATGCTACTGCAAGTGTTGTTATAGAATCTATAGAATTTGCAAGATATGCAGAATTTGCAAGATTCGATTTTGACACTTATGTATCAGATAATTACGGAAAGAACACAAGTTATTTATGTTGTGAAAAAGTAAAATTATCAACTAAAACTACTATGTGTAAAGACATAAATTTAAAGAAATATCTTTTTGCAAAGAAGTAATAATTAGGGAGCAACGCTTTGTTGTTCCCTGATTATGAAACATACAGATTTATTTAAAAAACTGACTAAATGCAAAAAGAAATGTTATCCTCAACAGAGGCACAGTATCGCAATAATTATTTTGCAAGAAGAAAAAGACAAAGTAAATGTCATTATGGAAGAAAGAATGAAAACTCCTTCTTCACTCTTAAAACCCCTATATTAAAAGCTAAATCTGAATTAATCTTTAAAGAGGAACCTACTAAGTTACTTAATTTTTTATATCCTATAGGTAAACACTATATCAAAGATGATGTGCCTAATATGAATATATATGATTTCAATCATTATCTATTAAAAGAAATAACAAAAGATTTAGATATCTGGAAAATTTCTAAAAATGATGATGGAGATTATGAATTATGGACAGCTGAAGATAACACTACAAATTACAATGGATTTTGTAGTGAATTATATTGGATTATGGGTCTTAAAAAAGATTGGCAAAATTTCATTTGGGAGTATTTCTCCTATTTAGTACAACATTTTCATATTCCTTTTCTACATGGTATGGATTATATTGTAGATATATGTGAAGATTATATTAATGACTGGGTAGAAGATTTAGATAAAGATGAAATTAAAAAAGCTTTTGAAACGATTAAATTTTATAAAAAAACCGTAATGCCTTTAGAGCAAAAAATTAATTTTCAAAAATCTAATCATACTGAGAAATCTTTAAGAGAAATGCTCAGTAAAATAAAAATTAACAACTATAAAGATCAGAAAATATTAGCTTGGATAGAAGAAGGGTTTGAAATTATTACAGAAGATTTTAATAATTATATACCTTATAAAACTATCGTTAATGAAGATGATGATTTTTGGTTTGGACCAGAATATTATGCTAATTTATTATGGAATGTAGATGAAGCTGATGTTGTCTTTAATAGATATGAAGAACAAGCAAATCATTACTATCAAAACTATGATATATTACCATTTTATAAAGAATGTCAAATAACAGCTAAAAATCCTTTTAATAAAAACAAAAAGGATGAATTTCCTGAAAATTATAGAAATTGGTTAGCAAGTATGTATTTAATATATGAATGAAATTCCCGAGTATATGAAACCCGTAATGAGTTTAGTTGTGTATAAAACTGAAAAAACAGTTAACACTTATATAGAAGAACACGCAATTAGAGAATTACAAGAAAACAAATTTACATTTGGACCTGGTAAACCAGCACGAATCAAAATTTTAGGAAAACTGTTAAAAGAAATAGAAGGTTTAGATAAAAGTAAATATGAATTTAAAGGATTAATACCTAAGAATGTTATTTATTTTAATACAAATAATCAAGAATTAAATTTAATATGGACTTTTAAAAAGAGTCATATTAATTTGAATTTTGATGAAAAACATAATATTTCTAAGGAATTTAAATGTGTACCTAATTTAATATTTAAAATAAAAGATACTAAGCTATCTGTATATGCCTATAAATGTTTTAAAGGATTAGAAACTAATCTTTTTTATGCACCATTTCATAATATATATAATGATGGTAAAGTATGTATGGGAAATGCAAGTATAGATTGGAATATATGCAATTTAGAAAAATTGATACAACATATAGAACAACTATTTTTTAGATCAAAATTTACACATTTAAACCATCAGAATTTCAAAAACAATATTAATGTTATTTGGGATAAAAATGGTTTTGGAGATTCTAAAAACTTAACAAATTATCGTAAAAAAAAGCTAAAAGATATAATATGAAATATCATTATATGGAGCAAACATTGATAGCACCAGTACATAAAGTAACTATAGCAGTTATAGGAGCTGGAGGTACTGGTAGTTCAGTGTTAGCTATTTTAGGAAGAATGAATGCTGGATTAATTGGCTTAGGTCACCCAGGATTTTTTGTTAGATGCTATGATCCTGATAAAGTTTCAAGAGCAAATATTGGTAGACAATTATTCTCTGAAACAGATTTAGACAGATTTAAAGCAGATGTAACAATAGAAAGAATTAACAGATTTTATAGTACTAATTGGGATAGTATTCCAGGAAAGTTTGAAATTGATTTTGATAACCCAAGCATACCATTTAATATTATAATAACATGTGTAGATAATGTTCAAATTAGAAAAGACATTCAAAAAGCTAAATGCTATTTGAGAACAAGAAGTCCATATAATACTTGCCATTATTGGTTAGATTTTGGAAATGGAGATAATTTTGGACAAGCAATTTTAGGAACTATGGGTCATATAAACCAACCTGAAGGTGCTAATAACCCTACAATGCCTACTATAATAGAAATGGAAAAAACTATTGGTAAATTAAAAGAAAATGAAGATACTCCAAGCTGTAGTACTTTAGAAGCTTTAAATAAACAAGATTTATTAGTTAATTCAACATTAGCAGAATTTGGTATGAATTTATTATGGAAGTTATTTAGAAATTATAGAACCGCTCAACATGGTGTTTTTATGAATTTAGATACAATGGCTGTAAATCCTATCAAACTTTAAAGCAAGGGCACCTCTTTGGTGCTCTTTGTTTTAATAATATATTATGGAAATACAAACAATTAATCCAACTGAGCAGAGTATTCTGCAAGAAAAAATTACCAGAGTATTAAGTGATGCATCTGATAAAATGCCAACTATTAGAAAAATTCAAGAAGAAAGTAACGGTATTGAAGATTTGATTATGCCAATTGGTGGTATGACAAACTATAATTTATTTTACGCTAATGGATCTGTGCAAATGAATATTGATGGAAACTATCAAAAAATTCATAGACATGCTGTAGGTCAATTAGGAGATAAATTAGGAATACCAACAACCTATCTAAAATCTTTAGCTACTGGTACAAATCAATGGGAAAGAGATTTAGCTACTCAAATGTTAAATGAACATACCATTAATCATGAACCTAAAAGATTTCTTATAAGAACTCTTGATAATCAAGTTAAAGGTGTATTATCAGACAAGTATAGAAGATTAAATACAGCTGAAATATATGCTGAATTTTTTAATGCTTGTGTGAATCAAGGTGCACAATTAATGGATTGCTGTTATGATGAAACAAGAACTTACATAGAATTTATTTTACCAGAAGTTGTACCTGTACACACACAGTATAATGGTGTAACATATATGGTATTTGGACTTAGAATTTCTAACTCTGATTATGGAGATGGAGCTTTAAGAGTACAATCATATTCTATGCAAGTAGTTTGTTTAAATGGAATGACAAGAGATAATCTTATTAGACAAGTTCATTTAGGTAAAAAATTACCTGATAATTTAATTTTAAGTAATGAAACTTATAAATTAGATACTGAAACACAAGCTTCTTTAGTAAGAGATATTGTTAATAGTGCTTTTGATACTGAATTTCTATTACACGAAGTTTCAAATATTGAAAGAGCAGGATCCAGATTAGTAAATATTGATACTGAAATCAAAAAACTTCCTAAAATGGGTATGAGAAAAGATGAAGTTAAATCTTTAACTGATATACTTTCTGATAACAACCCAGAACATGGTGTTCAAGGTAGAAATACTATTTGGAAACTAACTCAAGCAATGACTCAAGTAGGTGTTCAATCAGGTAATACAAGAAGAAAAAGAGATATTGAAGATATCGCAGGTAAACTATTAGTTACAATATAATGGGATTTTTTAGCTGGAATTGCTCTCATTGTAAAGAGAGTATCAAAAATGCTCATACTCAATATAATGATGGAATAGTCTTAGTTACACCTAACAATGTATTTATAGACAAATCATATAATGGGTATGGAGAGATAAATGGGAAAGATATTTATATTTTAGCAAAATATAATGGAGATACTGATATTATAAATGAAATATATAAAGATTCTCCTAAAAATATAGATATTGAAAGAAGTCAAGCAATAACTGAATATTTTGACAATAAATTTCCTATTAAAGCATTGCACTTATCTTGTTATGAAGCTATATTAAAAGATAAGTATATTGAAGTTAAAGAACTGTATAATATGTTGCCAACTTCAGAAGATGCAGAAGATCAAGGATTTTTTACAGATAATATAATGGAAAAAATCTTTAAAAATTTCTAATTAATCAGGGCACGCCATCTTTGGTGTGCCTTGAAATTAAAATAATATGAACGACCAATTAACATTTTTACAAGAAGGTACATTTTTTGGACAAAGTAACCACGATTTAGAAGAAATTGTATTAGGTACTTTTATTAATTACCCTGACAGATATTATGAATTTGCAGACCAGGTAAATATAAAAGGATTTTCTACAGAAGCTTCAAGATATGTTTTTACAGCAATTCAAGAATGTGCAGAAGATTCAAAAATTGATATTATAACTGTTACTGATAGAGTAAATACAAAAGGTTATAATACAAGAATTATAGAAAAAACAGGAGCTACATTAATTGATTATATTAATGAAATTGCAGACAGAGTATCAACTGATGCACATATTAAAACACATATTAAATTATTAATGGCATATTCTCAAAGAAGAGAATTGCTAAATCTTGCAAATCAGATTAACGAAGATTCAAATGATATGGTTAATCCAGATGAAATTATCTCTAAAATAACCGATAAAATTGTTGAATTACAAGAATATGCAGATGTTGAAGAATATAACCCTATTAAAACTTTACAAGGCGTAATAGATAATATGTCTGATAAAGATGGTAAGAATTATATTAAAACATTTATTCAGGAAATAGATAATTTTATATATGGTTGGGAACTTTCAGACTTAATAATAGTTGCTGGAGCTCCATCAATGGGTAAAACTGCATTTGCATTAGAAATTGCTAAAAATCATATTATTAGAAACTTACCTGTAGCTATTTTTTCTTTAGAAATGTCTAAAGAGCAATTACTTACAAGAATGATAGCATCTTATGGATGCATACATTTAGGTAAAATCAGAAAAAAGCAATTAAAAGAAAAAGATTGGAATGATTTTTATGATTCTGCTAAATATTTTGAAAATGAAAATTATTTTATTGATGATAAATCTGGAGATTTAAATCATATATGTAATAAAATCAGAAAATTAAATATCAAAAACAACTGTAAATTTTTTATAGTAGATTATCTTCAATTAGTTACTATTCCAAACACAAAACGAAACGGAACAAGAGAGCAAGAAATAGCAAAAATATCAAGAACATTCAAGCAGTTATGCAGAGAATTAAAAATTGTTATTATAGCTATATCTCAAATCTCAAGAGCTGTAACACAAAGAGCTAACAAAAGACCAATATTATCTGATTTAAGAGAATCAGGAGCCATTGAGCAAGATGCTGATATGGTAATGTTTGTTTATAGAGCAGCTTATTATGAAATTGAAGAAAGAATACCTGAAATAGAAAATGTTGAAATAATTATTGCTAAAGGAAGATCAACCGGTATTGGAAATGAAAACCTTAAGTATATAAGTCAATTTGCAAAGTTTGCATCCGAAATTGAATTTTTAGAAAATGAAAAATTACAAGCATTCGAAAATTATAACAGAGATTTCTAAGAAATTAGGAATTGATAAAGCTGTTGTTCACATTGTGGTTTTCCATTTCTTTGATGGATTTCGTAATGCCTTACAGAACAATGAAGAAATAAACCTTAAAGGGTATTTCAAAATAAAACTATTAAAAAGGTATAAGAATAAAATGCTCAAAGAGGGCAAGAATATAAATTTAAGAAAAAGAAAACACCAAAAAAAGTATAAATAATTTGCAAAGATTAAAGTATATTTTTAAATTTAATCTGAAAACTATGTACTTTAAAAAAGTATCAAAATACAAATACCGTCAAGATAATTACTTGAAAGAAGTTAATATTCGCTTAAAAGAAAATACAACTATGAAAGATTTTGCATTATTGCAAAGATTAGTAGAAATAACTACAATGCATAGATGTAAAACCAAATTTTGCGAAATGATTAACATGGGTACAAAACAAATTCAAAGTGTACCTAAAGAAGAGAAAGAATACGAAGAAGTAATAGAAAATGAATTAGTAATTCTTATTTACAAAAATTAATGAAACCGAATATTTTTATTTGCGGCCCATCAGGGACTGGTAAAAGTACCTCTATGCGTAATTTACCACCTGAAAGAACAGTAATACTAAATACTGAACAAAAAGCACTTCCTTTTAGAAAAGGAATTGAATTTAAACTTAATGTACCAATTAATTCTCTACAATTATTTAAAACTGCTTTAACTAAAGCAATTGAAAATCCTGAGATTGATATTATAGTAATTGAAAGCTTTACTTCTTTAATAGAGCTTATTTACATGAAAGCTAAATCATTATATGATGGTTTTGATGTATGGGATTATTATAAGAATGAAATCAAGAAAATTATGGAAATGTCTAAGAATACAGATAAATACATAATTTTTATAGGTATAGATCAATTCGTTGAAGGAGATTCTGGAGTTGAAGAAAGATTTATAGCTGTAGATGGTAGTTGGAAGAAAAAAGTAGAAAAAGAATTTGTAATAGTAGTTTATTCTGAAGCTAAAGAAATTAATGATAAGCAAGAATATCGATTTATTACAAATAAACAACCTGGATATAATAGAATATCAGCTAAATCACCAATGGAAATGTTACCTCCAATAATGGAGAATGATATTAATTCTATATTAAATGAAGTTGATAAATATTATGGATGGGATAAAAAGAAAGTTAAACCAAAAAAAGAAAAAGTAGATGAATCTAAATGATGAATTAAACTTAGTAAAAGACTTTAAAAACTCAGGCAAGTATATAAACGAGCCTGGTGTTTTTATTGTTAAGATAACAGGATATCAAACATCTGAAAGTAAAAAAGACTACAAAGGAAATCCTTTTATAGAATTTACAGTACAAGATGTAGAATCTGAGAAAGAAAATACCATTACATTTTATAGAATTACTGGTAAAGAATCTGATACTGCAAGAGAATTTAAGTTAAAAAGACTTAAAGAATTTTTAGCAAATGCAAGTTATAATGATACTTTAGATGGTGAAGATGCTATTAAATCTGTTATAGGTAACAGAGTTAAAGCGTTATTTAAGAAAATTGAATATGTTGGTAAAGACAAAGACAATTACAATAAGCCAGTAATTAAAACTGCTATTGAATATAGTTTTTGTGCTGCTGAACACGATACCATTAAAGGTAATCAGTCTTATTTCTTTACTCCTTTAAAACCGGCTAAGATGGAACAATTTAAAGAAAGATTAGCTGATTGGGAATCAGAACACAAGCCGTCACAAGCTGCTGCCAAACAAGGCAAGCCAGCAAGTGACAAAGGTTTTGATGATGATAACTCTATTGGAGATACTGAAGGAGATGATTTACCATTCTAAGATTGCAAGGCGTACTTTGGTGCGCCTTGTTAATTAAATACTATGGAATTTTTAACTAAAATAGAAAACGGTAAATTAATCTTTCTTGAAGAAGAAAAGGTAAAATCTTTTATATCATCAATGGAAGGTAAGAATATTGTAATAAATATTAAGAAACATAAGAAAAATCGTTCTGATGCTCAAAATAGATGGTATTGGGGCGTTGCTTTAAAGAAAATTACACAAGATTTATACAATATACAAGGCGAATTATTTACTAAAGAAGAAATACACGCTTATCATAAAACTATTATATCATCTTCTAAGTTTAGTACTTTAAATGTATTAGGAACTGAAATAATGGTTTTTAACGATATTTCTACTAAAAGTATGAATACTATACAGTTTAATGACTTTAAACAGTCTATACAAGCTCATTGGGCTTCTAAAGGAATTGATATTCCAGATCCTAATGAAGAAATCTTTATGAATCAAATTGGACTTTAAAATGAATAAATTAGAAAAATTTAAAAATAAAGCTGAAAATCTTTTAGACAAATTAGAAGAACATATTCAGACTATGCCAATTAATGGCAATAATAGTGAAAATTGTCAAAGAACTTTTTTACAACAAAATTTAAATGAAGTAAGTTATGCTATAAATGGTATAACAGAAGAAGATTTAAAACCAAAAGAAGATGAGCGATAGATACAGAATAATGCAATTGGATTTTGAATCCTCAGAAGCGATAAGAAAAGCAAAATCTTTAAAACCAAAAGAAGATGGCAAGTAAAATTGTAAAATTACAAGAGAAATTAAACAGATGGTATTTTGAAACATCAAGATTTTATAATATTAAACCGGCTCAGGTAACTGATAAAATGGTTTTAAAATATTTAGCAATTAATCATGATATATAGATTTTTAGGATTTATAACAGCATTATTTATCTCTATCTATTTAGTTATAGGATGGGGATTAAGACTTTTATGGTTATTTATTAAAATAACTTGTGAAAATATATTTTCTACCAATGAGGAAACACACCAGGATATACCTTAAGCATTTTGGGTATGGAGAACAAGATTTTATACCTTGTGAAATGTGTTCTTCCAGAGCTGTAGATGTACATCATATTGAAGCTCGTGGAATGGGTGGTAGTAAAACAAAAGATTTTATTGAAAACTTAGCTGGTTTATGTAGAAATTGTCATAATGAAGCAGAAAAAAAACCAGAATTTAATAAAAAAGTTAAAGCTAAACATTTAGAAATACTGAAATGGAAGAAAAGTTAGAACTATTATTTATGGAATTTGAAATAAAAATCGATTGGTTATTTATTGAATATGAAGATAAAATAAGGAAGCTTTATGAGAAGATCATTTGATAGCAATGAAGAAAAGTATATAGATTGGTATTTACAAACCTTGTTAAATCATGGGTATGTAGATAGTTATAATTTTGAAGATTATTCATTTCCATTATCTAAAAAAATAACTCATAATTGGATAAAACCAATGAAAAGAGTTGATGATAAAGAAATGGAAACTACTATTTTACAACCTCATTCATATACTCCCGATGTTGTAGTTAAATGGGATTACTCTGCTAAAGGTTTATTTTATCAAAATTTAGAAGATAATGAAAAGATTACAGCTCCCTTTGTTGCTCAAAGAAATGAATCAATTTGGGAAATAAAAGGGAGTTTTGATTTTCAGAACATGACAAGATTAGCAACACTTAATATTAAGTGGGTAATGGATAAATACGGTAAATACATACAAATAGTTACACCAGATAAAATATTTAATAAAACTTTTACACCAGAAAGATATTTGTTAACAGACAAATCTTTCAAACCAAGAAAATTGAAGTATAAAAATGTCAAAACTATTAAACAATTTAAATACGAAGTATCTTAATCAAGTATTTCTATTAGATGATTATGATAGAGAAGGAGTAATTTGGACAAATTACAAAGTATCTGTAGTCAAAAAATGGTTAGCTTTATTTAGGACTTCTAAATATTGTACAATAACTTATGATCCCCCTAAAAAAGTCTTAATTGATTATAAAGGGAAAGATGTTGCAGTTAAGAATCTTTTAAAAGATGTAGACATTTCAGAAGAAGATAAAAAAAAATTAACTTATTTTCCTGAATATGTTATAGTGCGTCAAGAAAAGAAATTTGATTTGACTTTATTTGTCAAATACTTAAACAAAAGAAAAAAAGACTTTTTCTTCTTAACAAGAGATGAATATGAACAAGAACTACCTCCTGTTAGAGAAAAACCTTTTAAAGCAAAGAAAAAAAGAAAATGGGATTAATACCAAGTAGTCAAGCCAAAGATTTCATGAATGAAATTAAGAAATATGAGCCAAACAATGTTTTGGAATGGAATGATGCTAAATATTATAATGATATTAAGTACATTTCAAATTCAATGTTAAAATACATTAATGATTCTCCTGAACATTTTGATGCTTATATAAAATATCCAGCCTGGAGACAACAAAAACAAGCGTACATAGACGGTAGAGCTTTACATTGCTATATATTAGAATTTGAAGAATTTGATAAAAGATTTTGGTATATAGACGATCAAGCTAAATGTGATGAAATAGGTGGCGCAAAGCCCAGAGCTACAAAAGCTTATAAAGAATGGAAAGTACAGCTTATAGTGGAAAATCAAGATAAAGATGAAATATCTTTTGATTGGTATTGTGATATTAAATGTATTGCAGAGAAATTAGATAAAATACCTCAAGCTGTACAATTATTAGAAAACACTAAAAAAGAAATTGCTTATTGGAAAAAGTTAGAAGGATTTAATTGTAAATGCAAAGTAGATGCAATTAATGTAGGAAACTATATAGTTGATTTAAAAGGCTTTAAAGATGTTCCTAATCCATATAATTTTAAAAGAGAAGTAAATAAATATCATTTAGATAGACAAGCTGCTTTTTATTGTGATATAGTAGGTGTAAATCAATTTTGGTTTATTAATGTAGAAAAGACATTTCCATATACTGTAGGTATATATGAAGTTTCTGGAGATACATTAGATGCTGGAAGAGAAAAATACCGACACCTTTTAAATGTTCATAGAAATAATTTAAAGAATTACGATAAAGAATATGTAAATAATTTCTGTTATTTTGGAAGCATATGATTATAATTTTTGATTTACATAAGTTTTGCAAAAAATGTAAAATCAATAAGAGCGATTTAGCTCGTACTATTGGTGTATCTCCTCAATTGTTACAACATCATTTTAACAAAGGAGATATACCTTTTTCTTATATAATCAATATAGCTCAATATATGGAAATAAAACCTGAAGAATTATGTCAGTTACTAATGAAGAAATATGTGAAACGGAAACTGTAATAAAAATATCATACATGGCAATACCAGGAATGAATCTTGATGGATATAAATTCATTAAAGAACTGGTATGTTCAGAATTTGATATTGATAAAGATAAAGTTTTCGAAAGATCAAGAAAACGCAAATATGTATTTGCAAGACAATTAATGATGTATTTAGCATACAATAGTATGAGTAGCCAAACACTTAAGAAAATTGGCGATGCTTATGGTGGTTATGACCACGCAACAGTATTACACGCTAAAACATCTATTGAAAATTATTTATTTTCAGATAAACACTTGTATAAAAAAATTACAAGATTAACTGAAGATGTACGAATGGTTAGAAAAAGATTCATTCAAGAAAGAAAAAGGAGCCTTTGAGAGCTCCTTTTCTTTTTTACTTATCCAGGTTACTATGGATATATGAAGAAACGCGATTATTTGTATTCTATACTACCCATTAATGATTTAATATGCTTAAATTCTTCTGGGCTTAATGAAAGTATATAATTATACACTTCATTACTTTGTTGTAGTTGGCTTTTTAAAGTCTCATATCCAATATTTAAAATAACTCCTTTTAAAGAACCTTTTAAATATATCATAGTCTTTAATGTTCCTGAGTTATCCGAAAAAGTACGATAATAATTAATAGCATCTACATTAAATGTATAAGGTATTTTTTTATCTCCTACTATAACATCTACTTCTACTTCTCTATAACTCATTCTCAAATATAATTATTTTAAAGTAATACTTTACCAAACTTCTTAAAAAGTATTAACAATAATATAATTATTCCGACAATTATTATGGTATCACGCCATTTTTCCCACCAAGTCAATTCTACAACAACAACTTTTTCAAACGGAACTGCTATCTCTTTAATAACAGTTACAGTATCTCCTTTACACTCAACATAATGATGAAATTCCCTTGTTATAGTGTCATAGTAATATTTAGCAAATACCTTTTCATTATTAACTATAATAGTAGAGTCATGATAAATTAACTGTGTAGTAGTATCGTGTGAAACTGATTCTATTACTACAGTATCATGTATTACTAAATTTAAAGTATCTTGTTGTAATAATTCTGGATGCTTGTCAATTAACCTGTTCAACCTCTTTTGTGGCGAACAGGCTATTAACAACAGAATTAAGAGGATGCTATTTATCCTCTTTAGGAAGCGCAATTAGAGAGTCTTTAGATCTTAAGAATAATAATCCAGTAGCAAACCATCCAGCCATATCTTGAACTGATGATTTCTCCAAAAAGACCATTACTCCACAAAAAACAATGATTAACAATCCCAGGATTGTTGTAACATAATTAGAAAATAAACGATTTTTCATTTTTTCTTAGATTTAGTTTTTGACTTCTTACTTTTATTAGAAGTCTTTTTCTTTTTTACTTTAGGTTTTGAATAAGTATATCTCATTTCTTTTTCTTTTTAGCATAGTATGCACGCATTTGTTTAGAGCTCCATACCTTTCCAGAAGGAGATCTATACTTACCTTTGTTTTTACCCTTAGTAATTTTTGTAAATGGCATTACTTAGACTGAGGCCTAATGTCTGTAGAATTTTTAAGACCACCGTAAGTTTTAGCTTGTGGAGCTGGTTTAGCCATATCTTTAGCTTTACCTTTTCTTAATCCACTCCATCCATCATGTGATTTACCTTTCATAATTGAAAATTTTAATTAAAGTTAGTTATTTTTTGTTTAAAAGCGTAGAAATCATACCTTTAATTTCCGCAGTATCTGTTTTAACAGCTGTTAAGCTATTATTGATATTAGTAATTTCTGTACTAAATGTTTCTCTATTCTTAGTAACTTCATTTTGAACAGCTTTAACCTTATCATCAACATCTCTACGAATAGAAACTCGGCCATTTTTAGCATTCATAAATTCTTCTTTACATTCGTTATAATAACGATCAGCTCTGATACTTAATTCTTTAATTTTTTCAGTTTGCCTATCGTTATCGTGCTTTAATTTAAACCACGCTGTTAATAAAGTTACTAAAATTCCTACAATATATACAACATCTTTTACATTTACATGTAGGTCATCTGGAGTAGTCACATTTAAAAACATTTCTTGCATCGCTATTCATTTTCGGGAGGATGAGGTTCAATTGGATTTTGTGGTACTTCCCAAGGATAGTAACCAAACATTTCAAAATAAATTTGATCCGCATCTGAATTATTACTTTCGTGAGCCATTATTTAACATTTGCGTCTATAGTAACCAAACTTCCTGTAACAATATTAGTAATATTGGCATCAAGAGCTTGATTTGCTGCAAGACTATGATTAACAATTATATTTTGTGCGGTAGAAGCATCAATACTATCAGTATCTGAAATAATCGTAACAGTATCAATAACACAATCTCCACCATTTTTTAATATTCCAGTACATAATGCACCACCATTAGTATTAGTAATTCTACCATTAAATCTATATGCACAACTTGTTCCTGTAATAACAATTGCTTCTACATCATTTCCATTAACAACTTTTTGATCACCATTAATGTAAATTTCTCCACCAGTCATTCCACCTAATACCTGTAATGTTCTACCATCTTCTACTTCAATATTACCATTCACAATGATTTCTCCACCAGACATATTTTGTCCAATTAATCCATTACCAGTTCCAGTTGTAGCTATTATATTTCCATTGAAAGTAATAGAACCACCACTAATTACATTAAAATTTAAAGAATAATTTTCAGATTCAACAATAGGACAATTTATTAATACCCTACCCGCAGACATATTTTGAACTGCAAGAGGTTGAAAATTAGTAGTTTGTGTTATTCTATTAGCTGTTATAACACATTGTCCTGTAAATGTAGGGTCAACACCTTGTCTAATATAAAAAGCCCATGAACCATTACTTATTAATCTATCAGCATTGATAGCTGTATCTGATTTATCTCTTGCTGTAATACAATAACCACCAGTTCCATATACTTCTAATGTACTTACATTTACAGTTAATTTTCCTTCATCTTCAACATAAATCATTACCCCTTGTTGCTGTCTATAATCAACTCCTTCTAAGTAAGCATCTCCATCAAAACCAACATTTATAACTCCACCAGACCAATCATTGTCTAATGTTTCAACAATATTAATACTTCCTTCACCAAATACTTTAAAACTATCAGCTTGAGATGTAATTGGAGCATATATAGGGTCATACCCTACAACAAATACTGCTCTTGTATTTCGTAAATAACCAGCAACAGAAGCTGAAGGAACTACTTCAGCAACAAAAACATCTACATTTGGACCATTATCTATTGCTGAAGCTATAGTATATTTTCCAGCATTTGCCCCACCTATAACTTGAAATTGTTCTCCAGGTAGTAAATAAACAGCCCAATTTCCCGCAAAAGTAAATTTCTTTTCTCCTACATTAACTGCTACCATTGAAGCACCAACTCCATTTATTCGAGCTCTTGGCTGAATTAATACTCCTGCCTCTAAATAAATATTTCCACCATCATACTGTAATTCAGTTTCATCATAAACACCAGGAAATACATATATTAAACTTGTAGCAAGACCATCAACTACAGCTTGATCCCTTGCAGCACTTATTGTTTTCCAAGGATTAGATAAACTACCAACAGCCGCAGTATCATCTTCACCTTCTGGAGCTACAAAATATGTAGAACCAAAAAGTCCACCACCGCCACCTCCGGCATTTAATGCTCTTAAAATTTCATAAATTCTAATAACAGCAGAATCCCAATTCCTAAATGCTTTCGGATTTTCGTTTATCGTTATCATAAATCAGAATATTTAACTTCTGGTTGAGCTGCACCTGATAAAGCAAGCGGTGAACCAGCAACTCTTCTTTTAATATTATCTGATAATACTAAAGAACCACCAGAAAAACCTCTTCCCTCTAACCATACAATACCTAATTCTCTTAATTGAGAATATTTTAAGATTTTCAAATATGAATCACTTCCAACTTCTGGAGCTTTGTATAGTTTAATAGAACTAAACATATTTCTTGAATCTCCATATCTTACTTTTACTTTAGTTCTTTCTCTTTCTTTAACTTGTTTTTCTCTTATAACAACCTCTTCTAAAATGTCAGCAGCTGCTTTTTCATCAGCAGTTGAACCAGGATCTTCTTTAATCTCAACCACTTCTTCTTTCATAGTGGCTAATTCATCTTCAGTAAATTCTTCAAATCTACTATCTTCTGGAACAGGAATTTCTTCATCAGCATTTTTTACTGCAATTCTTGGTTGAATTGCTACTGTTTCAGTAATTGCTTTTTCTGATAATCTTACATCAGAAAATGCCATTTCTTGAACTCTTTTATCTTTAGTTGTTAATTCGGGTGCAAATTTTTCTTCCATGATATTATAATTTTAATGATTAACTTAATGTTGGAGTTACTTCTGAGTAACATAAAAATTCAAATTGATAAAATACTTCAGCTTCAGCTGGATTAGCATTACCAGCAGCAGCATTTAACATTATTACATATATTCCATTATCATCATCATCTAATGATAATCCCATGTAATCTGATTTATTAGCAACTTGTGTTGTCATATCAGTCATATCAGCACCTGATGCAAATGCATTTACAATATCAATTTGATTTTCATCTATTTCATTAATACACTTTACTGAACCTCTTGTATCATATGCAATGTAAAAACCTTCACTTCCTTCAAATTCAGGAACTGCTGGTATTGTTAAAGTACCTTGTGCTTCTGCATACATATTAGCACCAGTTAAAAGCATACCACCAGTTAACTTCCAACCTTGTAATATTGTACCATCATCATAAGTAATTTGAGTAGCTGTTTTTTGTAAAAAAGGTGCCGGGATAGTAGAAGATTCACTTTCAGTTGAAATTTTGTCTGACAATAAATCTAAATTTGTAAAAGCACTATTTAAATATCTAAAAACTCTTACAATTGCTTCAATCCAATTGTTAAATTGTCTGGGATCTTCATTAATTCTCATTTTTTTTCTTTTTTGTGTTGTTAATAATTATTCGTTACATATTCATCTATAATAGCTTGAATGCTATCTTTCATTGCTTGATTATAAATACCATCCAAAATTAATACAGAATTTGTATTTTGAGCAGTCAACCACCAACCATTATTTAATTGGTCATATAAATCTTTAATATGATTTTCTAAAGCAAATACTTCTGCTTCTGTATAAGTACCATTTAATACATCAACATATTTTTCAGTAGTAAAATCTAATACAAAATTTTTACCATCAGAAATTCTATATCCATATTGAATTTTATACAATCTTTTAATTTCAGTTTCATCTGTAATTTCAGTAAAACCAGTAGGTAAACTATTTTCAAACTTAATAGCTGGAATAGCTTCGTTATTTTCTTTATAAAATTTTCTTGCCATTATATTAATTTTATCCTATTCTATTTAAAGGTCTCCATCTTAAAGATGTATGGTCATACCAAAAAGCAGCTGTTTCATTTGGTTTAATTGCTTTATCACCATTATCTCTAAGTAAAAATCTGTTTGCAGCATCAGAGCTTGCATCATTTTCTTTAAACTTAAGATCAAAACTCCCTGAATTTAGATTATTAATTCTAACAATTCTATTAACTCCAGCTGATGGAGCAATCATACCAGTTATTTCTCTATTATTTGCATCTACATCTACTCTAATCATATTGGCATCTGCAAAACCTGTTGGATTCCAATTATCTACATTTCCAGTTAATGTAGGAGCTGTAATTATATCGTCTGTTATTTGTGTAATACCTAAAGCATTAGCATAATCATAAACATCAGCAGCAACACCTGTGGGGTCATAAGTAGCTGCTAACATATCTCCAGTTCCTGTTGGAGTTGGTATATTTAAAGTATCACCTACTAAAGTTGCAGCACCCGAACCAATAGTTGTTAGTGTTGTTACAACACCATCTCCTTTATTATTAAAAGTATTCCAATCTACTGAACTTAAATATCCATCAGTACCTACACCAGACTGAGTAATTCCCACAGATGGAGCTGTAGGTGAAGCAACAACTGAAATAGGAGCAGTACCAACAACACTTGTTACTGTACCTGGTTGAGCTCCAGGAGCTATACCATTTAATTTATTTTTATCAGATGCACTCATAGAACCATCTGTAAGTGGAGTTGCAGATGTAATTCCAATATCTGGAGTAGCACCACCTGTTGATGTAATAGGAGCTGTTGCCGTTACACCAGTAACGCCTCCACCACCACCTCCTGTTGATATTTTATCAAAATCTGTAATTGCCATAATTATATAATTGTTACGATTACTAAATCAGTTCCTGTACCATCATAAGCTATTTCATTTAAATGGTCTGATTGACCACCACCATCAATAGTTACTTTTTCTTGTGGTAATAAATTTGTTCCTAATACAGTTGCATTTACAGCTCCAGCATTATAAAAAGTAACTGAACGAGCTCCTTTTTCTACAGTACCTGCACCAGCAGCTCTTGTAAATTGTGGAGTTCTTGTAACACCTTTTTGTATTAAGTCTAATGATATATCTGAACTACTTGCCATAATTTCTAATTTAAATCGTTTTCATTTATTAATGTATAGGTAAATTTATTACCCCATACTTCTTTAGCTTGTTTTACAACAGCCATAAACACTGCAAATTCATCAGGGTCTTGTATAACTTGACAACCAGCTGAATATTTATCTACAGTTTCTAATTCATAATCTTGATGTGCTCTATGAATATTAATACCAAACATACCTGTATTTTCAGTTCCTTGTATTGTATCATATTCTCTATCACGATCATTATCTCTGTAAACAGTGACGGGAGCCAACCTCTGGCACAAAGCATCGTACTTGCCAGAATGTTTGTCTACAGAATATGTTGAACGATATTGACCTTCTTTTAAAATAGCACAGCCTAATGGATTGGAAGGATTGACAAGCCAATATAATCCAGGTAATGTAGTACACTGCATCATTATCAAATTCCAATTACCTTCATATTTCCAAAAAACAGTCATTAACCCATTAAAGTCATTTACTTTAGGATTAGCAGCTCTTATACCTACAATATTTAAATTGTAAGGGCTTAAATCATGCTCAAACACAGTATGTCCAAGCTTATTCATCGCTTTTATTAATAATGGTACTGTTATATCCTTTCTCATTCTGTTAACATTCTATCCATGAATAAAGCCAATCCCGTAATTTTATTCAAATTTAATCCATTAACACTTTCCCAATCTTTTAAATTTATTAAGTGAAAATGAATTTCATTTTCTGTTTTTAAAACTTCATTAAATTTTGACTTAGCTTTTTCTTCATTTTTTCCTTTATATGACAATTTTGGCTTTCCTTCTTCATCTTCTGTAAGAATTGGTTTACCATCTTTATCTTTTTCTACTAATGTTTCAATTATTTCATTTCTTGTAACATTTAAAGTATCTAAATACGGTTTAATAGTTTTAATATTTTTATGCATAGCATAAATAAATTTACCATTCATATTAGTACAATTATCTAATATTTGAGTAAATGCAATATTAAGCTCAATTAAATCTTTATT